AACTGCATCTCTATGATTTATATATCCATTTGCATATGAACCATTAAGAGAACATGTGAAGCCTATATTCTTATCTACAATAGCAAATAAAAATTTCTTCAATTCTTTAGAGTAAACACATTCTACAGTACAGTCTGAATAGATAATAGTAAAGAAAGCTATTTCTACTCCTGCGTTAATCATTCTTTGTTCAAAGGCATCAATATTAGTGAAATTCATTAGTTGTCTTACTCTATTATCTGATCTAAAACTAATACATAAAAAGGTATTCTAGGTTTCATATCAACATTATAATTCACAAACATATCTCCAGTTTTATCTATTGCTTCTATGGCATCATTCTTTATTGTTTGCCAAGCTATTTGATGTTTAGCTAAAATCTCTTTTATAGCATCTACAACAGTTTGATCTTCTGATGCTTGAGTAACATATGCTACCCATTTTTTGTCTTTACTATTAACTCTTAAATGAGGGTTTGAAATCATTTCATATAGATATTCGACTCTATTAGCACCTAGAATTTCTGCTAGATATTTTTGTACTTCTTCCAGTTTATACATATAACACTCCTAAATAATTTAGAAGCATTATAACTAAATCTAGTAATTAGTGATGATAACCTCTTTAACACTCTTACTCTTCCCATGTACATTTTTACCAAGTGTATATTCTATCTCTTTGGTGGTTTTGATATTAAATTTACTATATAGTTTTCTAACTAGTTCACAATCATTATATGAGAGTAGAAATCTACCTTTTACATTTGATAGGAGTATTGCTAATTCTTCATGCTCTGCTATACCAAACCCACCGGTATTTTTATAATAGCTTTCAGTTGACACATAAGGTGGATCAACATAGAAGAAAGCATCGTTTTTATCATAAAGAGGAATAAGTACCTGGAATGATTTATTTTCAATAGTAACTCCTTTGAGTCTGTTGGACCATTTAGTATATGACTTATATAGGTCTTTTGGTTTTCTACCAGACTTAGCACTCATTGCAAAGTTATCGCCTTTAGAACCAAAACTTTGAGTCAGCTGGTATAAATAAAAAGCAGCTGCTTCTATATTATTTTTTGGCTTGATCCTTTTATATCTAATATCATCAAATATCTCCCTTGAGACAAGAAGTTGATGAAGATAAAATGAAAGTGTTTGAGGATTTGTTCTTATTGATCTATGTAAGTTTATTAAATCAGAGTTGATATCGTTAACAACCTCTAGTTTTGATTTTTCTTTGGCATAAAATACACTAAGTGCACCTCCAAATACTTCAATGTAAGTTTTATGATCTTGTGGAATGAGATCTACTATATCTTTAGCAAGTTTTGACTTACCGCCTACCCACCCAAAAGGTGCTCTTAATTTCTTTGACTGCATATACTTTCCCTTGTACCAAAAAGTCACTTTATTTTACATAGTTTTACTTCTTGGTTAAAATTTTTGTATCAGTCAGCTTAGGGATGGGTTGGCTGTGATTTTAGTCAATTTTCTATTTCAATACTCATATTCCAACCACTGCTATCTAAAGTATGATGTACGCTTATTATATTGTACTCTCCATCATCCTGAGCAGTTCCTTGTAAATCTAAAATCCCTCCAGCATATATCTCAAATCCATAAGAAGTTATAGTTCCATTCTTAGTTCCAGCATTTGCTTTTTGCAGAGCTGCTTCGGCTTTTACTTTTGCATCTGCTGCATTTTCAAAACTATCTTTGATTGTTTTAAGTGGTTCACCACTACCTACTGTAATACTATGTTGTTTATTGTCTTTGGTATCTCTCCACATAGCTTTACAAGAGTTATATAGTGTCTTATTTACATTCTCTATATTTACATCTGTGGGCTCATCTTTAATCAATATATATCTTGGTAAATCTTCACTTTTTTTAGAATTTTTTATCTTCTTTTTAAAAATTATTTTATTATTTTTAACTGCAAAAATAGCATTATAGTCTTTAGCGATTCTCCTTAAAAAGTGCAAATCACTTTCATGAGTTTGTTCTACATGCTCTATACTAATATCTTCAAAATCACTTACTACATCTAGTGTATGCCGAGATGCTATTTGTTGAACCATCTGTTTAATAGATATACTTTCATAACTAAGGTTTCTTTTTCTCTTTAAAGATTTTGAAAAATCAGCAGCAGTAGCAGTAACATCAATAGATGTATCATTTTTATTTTTAGATGATTGAACCATGAAAAGACCACAATAAAAAAGACCTTTCTCTTTAGTTCCTATCCAAAGTTTTAATTCATCTTCATATTTTGGTTTTTTAAAATTTCCTTCAATAGTTAAACTTATATCATCGCTAACTACTCCAGCCTCATCATTAAACTCTATTTTAGAAGAGTTCAAGTTGATGCTTTTAGTTACATCTTTACCATTTGCTTCTAATTTAAATATAGGTGTCATTTATTAATCCCATAGTGCTTTTATTTGAGTAGTTTTTTCTATCTCTTCAAATTCTGGAAGCTCTACTTTATCTCCAACTTCTAAAACAAGTTTGTGCACTAAATGTTTATTTATTTCAAGAACTTTTTCAAAGTGATCTAAATTACCATAGTGTGTAAATACCATATAGTCATATCTCGTCTCTTGAAGTACTTCTACTATCATGGATGCCACCTTTTTAGCTCTATATTAAACCCTTGTTTTATAAACTCTCCAGTCTTTAAAAACAGACTCATATCTCTTTTAATTTTCAGTATTACAACTTTTATACTAGATTCATTTACAAATGATAAAACAACTGGCTTTTGTTTTGATGCAATTGTCATTAGATTATCAAAACTATTAACACTTTTTAAAAGCAAAATTCCACTAAAGGTAAAACTTTCGTTTGCTTTACCAACAGCTTGAAGTTTTGCATGGTTTCCTATTCTCTTAGATTCAGCCCAATCAAAACTAATTTCATGGCTTATTTTATCAAATTCAGTTTCATTCATCTCAAATTTAAAGTCATCAATCATACCAAGCATTTATTCATCCTCGTAACTTTTATTTCTTTGTCTTTTTTCATGCTCTTTAACAGCTCTTATCACATCTACATCTGAATTTGGATTAGTAACTGCAATATGATAAGTTGGCTCATTGTGAATAACTTTAGATTGAGCACTATTAGCTTGATTATTTTTATACATATATTGATTTGTGCTTGAAACACTTGAGCTTAAAACATCTTTTTGAGTTTTTTCTATACTTTGTTTAGAGCCTTTTGTACTTACATATGCATCATAAGCTTCTTGGCTACCTAATTGTTTTTTTAATTGAGTAGCTTCAAAAGCATTAGGTGTACTTTGTTTTTTAGATTCCTTGTCATCACCAAATCCAAAGAAACTTCCAACTGCATCCATAGCTCCAGTAACAGAACCAATCTTTTCATCGATCCAATCTAGTACAGGTGCAGCAGTCTCTTTTATACCGCCCCACAAATTAGAGAAAAAAGCACCTATTGGTTCCCAATTGCTATATATCAAGTAAGCAGCTCCAGCTATTGCAGTTACAGCTAAACCGATAGGGTTCATTAAAAAGATTCTACCTACCGTGCTCATGACAGTTCCAAGCATACTAAACGAACCAGTAAGCAAACCAATCCCTCCAGATAAAAAAGGCATAGCCATTCCAACCGCTCCAACTGCAACACCTACAGAACCAAGAACTGTTAGAAGTCCACCGATAATTGCTATACCTGTAAAAATAGTAGATGACAGTTCTTCATTCTCTTCCATCCAGCTTGAGACACTTTTTACAACTCCACCAATAGTTTCACTTAAACTTAATGCTAAAGGAGCAAATGCTCCACCGATTAAGCTACTTACATTAGTCATTTGTTGACCTAATAAGTCAAACTCCTTACCTTTGTTTGTAGCCTTAGCCATAACTATCATATCTTCAGTACCATTTTTTAATGAAGTACCCATAGTATTTATATTTTGAGTTAAAGTATCTGTTTCGTTATACATTAGTTTAACAAGTGCAACAGCTTCTTCTGTCCCAAAAGCTTTTTTTAGTTCAGCTGCTTCCATCGCATCTATACTATCACCATATTTATCTTTAATTTTTCCTATAATATCTGGCATACTTAAAAGCTGATTATTAGCATCAGTAAATTGAAGATCCAGCTTTTCTCCAGCTCCAGATACTGATCCTAAAAAAGCTCTATATTTTGTAGCAGCTTCACTACCACTCATAGTTGCTTGAAGTTGACCAAGTACAGATAGTTGTTCAGCGAATGAAACTCCAGCAGATGTAGCACTTGCACCTAAAGCACCAAGGGCACTACTCATATTTGCACCATCAGTTTTAAAAGCCTTAACACTTCCAGCTATACCAGCTGAAAAATACTCACCAAACTTTATGTCTTTTTCTTCAGCACTTAGGTTATTCCAACCTTCAATTGTAGATACCCCAAAATCTTCAAATTGCTTTCTATAGATACCGTAACCAGTAGCAAATAATGAAGTCATTTCACCTGTACTAGATTTTGTAGCAGCTGCTGTCATAGCTGCTGTTTTTGTAAACTCACCAACTGCGGTATCACTCAAAGAGGATATACCTGACTTAATATCATATGAAGCTTTTATAAATTCTGGAGCTGTAGTTCCAGCAAACTCATTAGAAAATTCTCTAGCACTTTTGGTAATTGACTTTATACCACTGTCATCAATTCCCAAAGATGCTATTTCACCTTGAGCAGCTGCTACATTTTGATAATCATCCAAAGCACCTTTTAGTGGAGCAGTAATAGCAGTACCTAATGCAAGGGATGCAGTACCTAGTTTTGTAATGTTTGCACTTACTGAACTTATTTTACTCTCTAATTTGTTGAGATTACCAGTAGCAGTTCCAAGAACAGGAGAGAGCGAATCAACAGCACTAAGGACAACACCTAAAGTAAGTAAACCACTCATAATATTCTCTCCTATTTTTCTTTTGGTGCAAAGTAAGCTTTTTCTATTTCACAAGCTTCTTTGTAATATTCAAGCAATTCATCTATCTCAAGACTAAGTTGCTCGTCTCTTGAAAAGTGAAGCCAATGCCCCACCTTTGCAGTTGTTTTTATAATGTCTTCTGGGTAGAGGACAAAAAACCTTTTAGTTCACCTTGAAGCTGTACTATCTCAGCTGCATCAAACTCATTCATTTCATCAACGGTTGCATTTAAATCACATAAGTTCGATATTAAAGTAAAGTCTCTCTCAATTGGATCAAGTATTCCTGATACTGCTGTTAAATCTCTACCTTTAGGTACTCGCATAGTTACCTCATCTATCTCTTTACCACCAACTATAATTGGTACTTCAAATTTAATTTTTTTAGGTACTCTTTTGTTTGCCATCATTTATCCTTTTATCGCATTTCTAACATCAGCAAGTAGATCTTTACCATCTATCTTACAGATAATATTTTCATGATCAATATTAACCATTTCAACACCACCAATCTCATGAGTATAAGCTTTCATACCTTTTTGAGTAATCTTTACATCTAAAAATTCTCCAGCTTTTGCTTCTCCATACTCTAAATCAAATGAACCTTTACAAACCCATTCATAAGCAGTTGTTTCTCCAGCTGTTGTTACAGCTTTTTTAAAGATTATCTCTGCATCATTTAACTTTGCAAGTTCAGTATAAACAGCTTTAGGCATAGCTTTAAATGTTGCTTCTGCATCTAAAGATTCGACTGCACCATAAGATATTTCTCTATCTCCAGCTGCACCAGTTTGTTTCAGTTTTTTAAACTTTATAGCTGGAGATTTAAAACTCTCAGCTATACCTATACTTCCATATCCACCAAAAAATACATTGACATCTACTATGACACTTCTTTCCATGACCTTATGCCTCCTCTATTATTTTATACACTACATCCGCAAACTTATTAACTCTATCAAAAGTAACACAAATAAGTTTAGGACTTGGAGATTCTTGATGCTCAATCACAAAGTAAAATTCTCCAGCATCTATTCTCTCCGGTGTTGTACGCTCAGTATCTAAAAATACATTAAACCCAACCATCACTTCATCACCAACTAAAGATGACATAAAGGCTTTTAGAGTTTTTTTGGCACTTGTAAGTGCTGATAAATCTCTATCAACTGCATAAAATATCCCATCTATTACAGCCTCACTAGCCAAATCAATAATTCTTACTCTTCTTGCATCTTGCCACATTGGATCTGCTGAACAAGTTGAGTACTCCCAAGTTCTTAAACCCTTGTAAGAGATAAAACTCATGATTTGCTTTTCAGTTAAAGGATCAGTCTCATCAATTGCACCAGGATAAAATTCACTTGGAGCAGCTACACTTGAAAATGGAAGTACTCTATTAGATACACTTTTTGAGTAACCTATTTTTGACTCTCCATCTATAGCAGCTCTTAACCAGCATAAAACTATTCCGCTGTCATACATATCAGTTTGACTAGTTTCTGTATTCCAACTACCAAGGCTACATTTTGCAACTGTAACTCTATCACTACCAATAGTATCTCTCTCAAGTATTGCTTCACCATTGGTTTGAGCATTTAGATCTATAAATGTTCTACCCTTGATACCATCACATGCAGATATCAAAGCATCTCGAACATCAGCATCATCACTTGCATAGTCAGCTACACCTAAGATATCTGGTTTAAACCCAATTGCACTTTCATTTGATGAAGCCAAGTTAATAGCTCCAGCTACACCTTTAAGAGCATTTGTAGCATTGATAATATTTGTTTTTGTCTCTGCTGCATCAACACCAATATTGGCAACAGATATAATAGTAGGAACTATTACATTAAATCTATTTGCTCCTACATCTAAGTACTTCATCAAGTTCCCATCTGTATGTAATGCAAAAGCATCACTCTCCATTGCATCTTTTGGACTATCAAATCCATAAATACCAGCTGTAACATCTGATGTAAGAACCAATGCTACAGGAAGTGTAGAGGTTACACTAATTGCTCTTGCAGCTGAACTGGTACGCTCAGTTATTATTCCTCTTGTAATACTCATTGTCTATCTCCTTTTATTTTTTAACGCTTAACTTTTCCAAGTAGCCATCTCAATCCATAAGTTGCAGCTACCATACCTATAATACTCATCATGTACCATTCTGGTGTTTTTGCGAGTACTTCAAAACCTTGCAAAACTGTTTCTTGATATTCAGGAATAAAAGCACCAACTAAAGGAACAGAAAAAAGCAACATCAAGTACTCGTCTTTTAAAGTATTTTTCATTTGTCTTTGAGCTGTTCTATCCCAATCAGCTTCAACCTTTTGACCTTGCTCAGCTAACTTAAAAGCGATATCTAATTTCTTAAGTTTTAGATCATGCTCACGCTCAAGTTCTTTATCTTCTTGCTCAACCTTTAAGGTCTTGCGTTTTTGCCATTCTTTAATAGGTTCACCTACAACTTTGAAAAAACCACCAACTGCATCACCAACTACACTTAACCAACCCATTTTCTATTCTCCTTTGCTTTTAATGCAATGCTTCGCTTCTATAAGTCTTAGCAACTTACAAAGCTTTTTATCAAACCAAGTAGCTTCATTGTTTTCAATTCTTCTACCTATATGGCTACTGATC